GTCGGCAAGCACATGGCCAAGAACATCGAACGCCAGGTACGCCACGAGTACGGCATGGGCATCATCCTGACGCTCGTGCTGGGGGCGTTGGTGCAAGAGGTCGTGAAGATCCTCATACGCTGGTGGCTGGAGCGGCAGGAGAACCAATCCAGCATGCGTTTACTCGTCCGCGAGAGCCGACACCATGACTGAAGCAGCCAAAGACACCATGTTCGGCATCATGGAGCGATGGGGCTTCCCTGTGCTCGTGGCACTTGCGGCCGGTTGGATACTCAGGAACGACGTGCTACTGCCGCTCGTGGAAGAACACCGCTGCTTCGTCAAGCAACTGGGCGAGACGCAACGCGAGATCAGCCAAGCCATCACCGAGCAGACACGCCTGCTCTACGCACTGCAGCCGCGAGAAAAGGCGTACACGACCAGCGTGACCACGCCCGAGCCGGGGAGAAACTGACGCATGGCGATGAACAACAGACTGCTGAGGCCACGGGCGAGCGGGTTCAGCCCCAAGAGTATCGCCGGACTGTTTGCCTGGTGGGATGCCACCGACTCAAGCACGTACACGCTGTCAACTGGTGTCTCGTCATGGCGAGACAAGGTGGCTGGCACGGCTGCCACGCAGGATGTTGGGGCGAACCAGCCGCTCCTGTCAACGATCAACGGCAAGACGGCTTTTGTGTACGAGCAAGGCGACTTGCTGATGGCGTCTGGCCTGTCGTATTCCATCACCGCACAAAGCACGTTTGCCGTCATTCAAGTGGACACGGCCACTGGCTTCGGTCGCATCGTCGCTCAAGAGAGCGAAACGGAAAACGCCAACTATCTGGCGTTGCTGCTGACAAACCCCGCCGCTTTTACGATGGGTAGTTATTTTGCGGGCGGGTTTCGGTCAGGGGTTGGCATTACGCAATCGGCAGGACTAATCGGCGAGTCGCACCACAACGGGACCGCGGTGACGTGTGTTGCCAACGGCACGTCTGGCGTGTCGTTTTCCGCGGCACTGTCGTTCACGCCTACGAAGATTGCGCTGGGCAACTCAGCCGCCGCCGGCGCGTCCTTGATTGGCAAAATCGGCGAGGTGCTGATCTGGAACCGTGCAATGACGGCCACTGAAATCGTGACGGTGCGTAAATACTTGTCAAAAAAATGGGGCATCACGGTCTCATGAGGTACTTCCGCGAAGAAACGCCCGGCGTATACGAACACGTCAGGTCTGTGCTTGACCAGGCTTGGGCACTCCCAAACGACAACGGCACTACGACGTGCATCCGCCCTGCTGCGTCTGCGTTGCGTGATGCCAACGGCCGAATTGTTGTGGCCCTCAAGCCGTTTTTTTGTGATTGGGAACCAGCCGCGACGCTGCTGCCGCAGCTCCTCGCCAGCGGTGCCGTCGAGGAGATCACGGAGGCCGAGTACCAGGCGGCGATGCCACAGTTGCCGTGACTGCAAGAGAACGCCCGCCCCCCCTAGTCTGAACGCACAGGAGACAACACATGGCAGACATGTCCCGGCTCAGCCGCAACATCGACATCACGCTCTCGACCGCCACTTCAGTCGCCACCACGCTCGACATGCGTGACGTGGCCGGGGCCGTCGTGTCGTTCGGCACGATGAGCACCAACGCCAGCACGCTACAGATGTTCGTCAGCCCGTCGCCGACCGGCACGTTCCGGCGGCTGTACAAGGTGGACGGCAGTGCCGCTGATCTGACGCTTGCCCCATCGAGCACTGAAGGCCGGGCGTTCTCGCTGCCTGACGAAGTGTTTGCCCCCCAGTACCTCAAGATCGTTTCGGCCAGCACGAATGGCACGTCGGCGGTTGGCATCGTGATGCTCAAGAGCTAAGACGCCCCCCCATATGCCGCAACGCATACCCGCCCATAGGCCGCTGCGTCTGCGTACGTCACGCCCCAGGCGAGACGAGAGCGCCAGGCCAAACGCGGCAGCCCGTGGGTACTGCTCGGCCGCCTGGTTCAAGACGCGACAGGCCGTGCTGATCCGCGACGCATGGCAGTGCCAAGAGTGTGGCCGCGTCTGTGCCGAGAAGCGTGAAGCCCACGTGGACCACGTCACACCAAAGTCTCTAGGTGGCACGGACGAGCTCGCCAATCTGCGGACACTGTGCATCCGCTGCCACGGCCGGAAGACCGTGCAGGAGCAGCGGCGGAAAGGCTAGGCACCCCGGCGTACCGGCAATCATGCCGACCTGCGCCGATCCAAACCCCACGGTTTCCTCAAAAAAGTGCGCCCGCAGGTAATCGCTAGGGGGTAGGTCATGGGACGCCGAGGGCCGAAGCCAGAGCCGACTCCACTGAAGATCGTTCGTGGCAACCCTGGCCACAGGCGGCTCAACAAGGCCGAGCCACAGCCGCCAGCCGATGGCGTTGTGATGCCGTCGCACTTGGGCGAGGTGGCCGCTGGCAAGTGGGCTGAGCTGCTGCCTCTGCTCCAGGCGGTCAAGGTGATGACGCGGGCCGACATCGAGGCACTCGCCCGCTACTGCGACACGTATGAATGGTGGCTTGCCACCCGTGCGAAACTCAAGAAAGAGGGTGACACCTACCCAATCCTCAACGACAAGGGCGATGTGAAGTACATCGCACAGCGTCCCGAAGTCTCGATAGCCAACAAATTAGCGGCCCAGCTTCGCCAGTTAGAGAGCGACTTTGGCCTGTCGCCAGCGGCCAGAACGAGCCTCAAGGTTGAGCCGGATGCCAAGGAAGAAAGCGTCCTCTCCAAGTTCCTTGCCCGCCGCCAGAAGGCGTGAGTGGGTTGAGGGGTTTTCATACGACCCAACCGACCCCGAGCTCATCATTGAGTTCCTTGAGGGCGTGTGCGTCCACACGAAGGACGGGGCCACGGCCAAGGCTGGCGAGCCGATTCGGCTTTTGGATTGGCACAAGGACGAAGTGATCCGGCCGCTCTACGGGTGGAAGGACAAGGACAAGCGGCGAAGGTTTCGCGTCGCATATTTTGAAGTTCCGAAAAAAAATGCCAAGAGCACGCTGCTGTCGTGCCTGGCTATCTGGCACCTCGTCATGGAGGGCGTTGGAGAGTTGGGGTGCATTGCGGCGAAGGACCGCAACCAGGCCGGCATCATCTACGACGAAACGGCCAAGATGATCCTTGGCTCGCCCGAGCTTCGCGGGATGCTCGAGGTGATCGACAGCCGCAAGACGATTGTGAACCGCAGCAACAATAGCAGCCTGCGGGTCATCTCTCGTGACGCTGGCTCGGCCGAAGGCCCGTCCTATTCGTTCGTATTCTTTGACGAGTTGCACGCTCAGCCTGACCGCAAGCTGTGGGAGGCACTGCGGTACTCGGGCCGCTCTCGGCCGCAGCCGCTGATCTGCACCATCACGACGGCAGGCAGCGACCGGCAGTCGATCTGCTGGGAGCAGCACGAGTACGCCGAGCAGGTGATCGCTGACCCGGCCTATGACCCACGGTTCTATGGGCGGATCTGGGCCGCCCAAAAGGACGTGGACGACTATTTCTCGCCAGCCGTCTGGCGTCGGTGCAATCCCGGCATGGGCGTGACCATGACCGAGGAGTCTTTTGCGGCCGATGCCATGGAGGCGAAGAACAAGGCCACGAAGCTCAATGGCTGGCTGCGTTACTCATTGGGAATCTGGACAGAGACAAGCAACCGTTTCTTGGACCCGGACAAGTGGGCCGCATGTGCGTTGCCGCCGCCGGTGCCGCTTGCCGGCAGGCCGTGCATCCTTGGCATGGACTTGTCGAAGAGCACTGACCTGTCGGCCGTCTCGGCACTGTTTCCGCACGAAGACGGGACGTTCGACGTGGACTGCATGCTGTTCAGTCCGCGTGACCTCATCATGGAACGGGAGCGAACAGACCGCCAGCCGTTCCAGCACTGGGTCAACGAAGGGTGGATCACGGCCACCAGCGGCAACGTGATCGACCACGGCGTCATCCGCGAGTTCGTGCTGGAGTACGCCAAGAAGCACCAAGTGGAACGGGTGCTGATGGACATGTCTGGTGCCGTGCAGTTGGGCGTGGAACTGCAAGGAGCGGGCCTGACCGTGGAATCATTTGGGCAGGGTTTCCGCTCAATGAGCAGCCCTACCAAGTTGCTGGAGAGCCTTGTGCTCCAGCAGAAGATTCGCCACCGGGGCAACCCGGTTCTGAGTTGGATGGCCGCAGGAGTGACCGTCGAGACCGGTGCATTTGAAGACATACGCCCGGTCAAAAAGAAAAGCACCTGCCGCATCGACGGAATCGTTGCCCTCATCTTCGCCCTGGGAGGATGGGAAGCCAACAGCGTGCGAAAGGCAGCAGAACAAAACTGGGACATCTTCATCGTATGACCACTGAAAACGCCGTCGCCGACTACAAGATGTTCGACCTGCGTGGCATCGAGTGGAATGACTCCACGTCGAACCGCACGCCGGCTGGCGTCCGGGTCAACGCCGACAACTCGATGGCGTGCTCGGCCTACACGGCCTGCATTCGGGTGATCTCTGACGCCGTCTCGGCCCTGCCGCTCCACGTCTTTGAGCGGCTCGCCAATGGCGGCAAGCAGAAGGCCACGAGCCACCCCGTGTATCGCCTGCTGCACATGCAGCCCAACCCGTGGCAGACGGCCCAAGAGTTCCGCGATTGGATGACGGGCATGTACCTCCACTACGGTGCGAGCTACGCCGAGATCCGCCCCGGTGCTCGCGGTGCCGTCTCGGAACTGTGGCCGCTGCACTCGTCTCGGATGGAAGCCGAGCGGTTGGAAGACGGCACGCTGCGGTATCGCTACCGCGAGCCGAGCGGCCGGCAGACGGTCTACAGCCAAGACCAGATCTTCGCCTTGCGGTTCACGACCGAGGACGGCATCAAGGCGATCCCGACGTACAAGATCTTCCAGAACGCCATCGGGCTAGCCCAGGCGTTGGAGGCCCACGGGTCCACGTACTTCGGCAACGGTGCCCGGCCTGGCATCGTACTGGAGTCTGATAACCCCATCCCGGCCGAGGCGGCCGAGCGTCTGCGTGAGCAGTGGGAGCGGATGCACCGTGGGCCGGATCGAGCACACCGCACGGCGGTGCTGCCGAATGGCGTGAAGGCTCACGAACTCAGCGGCAGCAACGAGGCGGCCCAGTTCCTTGAGACGCGGCAGTATCAGGTGATCGAGATCTGTCGGGCGTTTCGTGTGCCGCCGCACATGATCCAAGACCTGACCCGCTCGACGTACAGCAACATCGAGGTGCAAGGCACGGAGTTTGTGCAGCACTGCCTGTTGCCACATCTCAAGCGATGGGAAGCCGCGATCTCGCGTGACCTGATCGTGGACGATGAGCGGTATTTCGCCGAGCACAGCGTGAGCGGCCTACTGCGTGGCGACCACGCGAGCCGGTCTGCCTACTACGTCTCGGCCCTGCAAAACGGCTGGATGACGATCAACGAGATCCGCGAGCTTGAGAACCTCAACCCAATCGGTCCGGAAGGCGACAAGCACTTTGTGCAGCTGAACATGACCACGCTGGACAAGGTGGGCCAGGATCCGCCTGCCCCGGAGCCGATGCCCGAGCCAGCCGTCGAGGTTGAAGACACACCGGCCGATGACGCCGAGGACCAGGCCGAAGAGGAGGACACGACAGATGGAACTTGAACGCCGCTGCCTCGCCTTTGAGGAAGTGCCCGAGGCCGAGCTCACGATTGAGACGCGGGCCAATGGCACGCAGGTCATCACCGGATACGCCGCCGTCTACAACCGCTTCAGCCTGCCGCTGCGGGAAGGCGGCTCGCAGTTCCGCGAGATCATCCTGCCTGGTGCGTTTGACAAGATTCTGACCCGCCAGCGTGGCAAGCAGGACGTGGTGGCGTTGCTGAACCACAACAGCGATCTCATCCTCGGTCGCACATCAAGCGGCACGCTTGAGTTGTCGAGCGACGAGAAGGGCTTGCGGTACACGGTGACGCCGCCCGACACGCAGGTGGGCCGCGACACGCTGGAGCTCCTGCGTCGCCGCGACCTCAAGGCGTCGAGTTTCGCCTTCGCTCTCGACCCCAAGACTGGCGAGCGGTGGACGAGCGATGAACAGGGGGCGGTGCGAGAGATCCGTGAGATCTCGATGTTGGCAGACGTGTCTGTCGTGCTGACGCCTGCGTACCCGGCAGCATCGGCCGCTGTCGCCATGCGGTCTTACGACGCGTGGGTTAATTCCCAGCCAGTCGCCGAGCCCACGCCCGAGCCTGCGGCCCAGGCGGATCGTTCGCGTTCGGCCCTGCGGGGCGTCGCCGCCGCCTGGGCTGCTTCTCTGAGGCTGCGAAATGGCTGACGCCCGCTGCACGTGCGGCGAGAAGTTGCGGTGCCGTTCTTCGCGCCCGTGCGGTGACGAGCGGCAGCGGTATCTACGCTGCCCGCGATGCGGTGCCCGTGGCGTGGTGTTTGTGAAAACAACGATTTCTGAAGTCCGCTACTGCAAGAGGGGCACCAGATAGGTGCATCGTGGAATCCATCGGCAATACCGCCGGCGGAGACATTCCACGTGGACAACCTCAAGAAGCTGCAGGACGAGGCCGTTACCCTCGCCAACCGGATCGACGCCGTGCGGGCCATCGAAGGCGACGCGGACAAGATCGCCGAGCGTGACCTCGAACTCGAGACGCTGACGGCCGACGCCGCCAAGCTCGCCAAGAAGATCGACTTCGAGAAGTCGGTCGCCGAGTCGGCGAAGAACCTCCGCAGCGTCGTGGACCGCTGCACCCCGGCTCCCGAGGTGCGTTCCGACGAGCCGAAGGCTCGCATCGAGGCGGTTCCGTTCCGTGGCAAGCTCAAGGCTTTCCGCTCGCACGAGGACGCCTTCAAGAGCGGCATGCAGCTGAAGGCCACGCTTCTCCGCGA